CCACGTAATCCTAGGGACTCTCTTAAATGTAGAACACTTAAGAAAGCAAAGTAAGGTGCTCGAGCAATTTCCTCAAGCACCCAGAACCTTTGGAAGTGTCTCCCTCTATACAGGGAGTCTATGACACCGACCGTGAAATTTAAAAACAAACTATTAAGTTTCTTCATCTTCGTCGTGATCGTAGGTTAATCGACAATCCCAACAGTAGTCTTCTTCCCACTCAGGTTCATAAAGAGGACAAGGTTCTTCGAAGAGATGCTCCATCCTTAATTGTTTGATGCGTTCTCTTAAAGACTTGTAGAATTCTCTCTTTTGATCTGAATTCATTCGACATGAACTGTTGCAATCATACCTGCACCCTTGTGGGGTCCACACCAATAAGTATAGTCACCCGACTCTGGAAATTCAACAGTAAAGTCTTCACCTGGTAACATTGCCAGGGCTTCGTGACCTAACTCGGGATGATCTTCCACGATCACGTTGTGAGGTGGGAGCATGTTGTTGATAAAATGAACTGACTCTCCTGCAGCAATGGTGACTTCTGAAGGTTCGAATACAAGGTTTCCTTCATATCCCATTTGTACATCGACTGCCCATGCAGGAACAGCAAAAAATAATGTAGCGATGAATGCGAAAATAAACTTCATAAAGTTTACGCAACTACACTATCTATACCTTTCTAATTGAAGTGTAACGAGGATTTGTCTTGACTTCCTGACTAACCATTTCACCAAATTCCGTCACACATTGACCCCATTCTGCTCTTGCATCTGGGGCACCTATTGCTTTTTTTGCCACAAAGTGTGCCACTCCCTCCACAGAACAGCACACTCATCCGACTTCTTTTGTAAATGTGGTTCCCGATACATGGGAAACCTATTCCTACTACTTAAGTATTTATGATTACATCTTGTAAGAATCGTCGGACTTAGCAGGTCCTGGATTTCCAATTTGAAGTGGTGCTTGTTCAATTCTAATTGTCTGAGCAGGAGCAGTAGCTGATGCCTTTTCAATCAACTTCTCCATATCGGATTTACTGATACCACCTGATGCACCACCACCGTTAGTACCACCGTTCTTATTCTTAGCAGTCTGAACTCCGAAGGTAGCCAGCACGCCTGTAAAGACGGATGCGATAAAAGTTGGATCGATCTTACCTTGTGGGAAACCAGGAATCGTCACATAGTTGAGTGTGAGGATGCCACCAGACCAGATAAGAATACCAAGTCTTACGAAAGTAGAAACAATAGCAAGTTGTTCCTCAGAGTCTTCTGCTTTCTCCTTCAGTTTTCCAAGAGGACCTTTCTTCTTTGGTTCCTCTTTCTTAACTTCGGTCTTTACTTCTTCGGGCATCGATCACCAGCAAGTATTTTTATTTAGAAAAAAAGGGCCTCACTGAGACCCTTGATATACTGGTTGCATTAAACCTGAGTCAGGTCCGTTGTCATCATCATCAGAAACATCCTCACTCAATAGGGCTGCAAAGATAAACCCTCCTATGAGAGATGTTGCTATGAGTAACATATCGTTCACCAGATTCCTGGGATGATTTGACCTGTGGTTGCGTAACTACCCATCGCAGCGATCACTCCGATCATTGCTGCCCAACCATTGATGCGTTCTGCTTTTTCGTTCATTGTTTTCCCTCTTGTGTTTTGTTAGTAATGATAATTTTTTCACCATCGTGGGTGAATTGTAATTCGTCATCGGGATCCCAAAGTAACTCTTCGTATAAATCATCGAGTCTCTGGATATCCCTCCATAGTGCGTCTGGATCTGGCATCGTAATCTTCAAAATAACTTATCTATACCAAGCTACCATTGTAAATCTTTTACCTGACTTTAGGGGTTTGACCCTATGCATTTTTTGTGAAGGAAAGACAATGAAGTCTCCTTGATCAAATTTGGTGGTGTAATTTTTTCCAGTTCCAGTTTTAATTTGAAACTCTCCACCAGTGTAGTCAGATTTTTTTGATAGACAATAGACTAAACTTAGCTTCCTTGTACCCTTTGGAATGAGTTTATCATCTTGGTCGGAGTGCCAACCGTAGTGACCTCCTTTACCTTCATACCTTGTGAATTGTATGTGGGTTTGCCATTCGGTCAATTCCAAGTTCCAAATCAGACTATTGACATTATGAAAAATTGATTCAACAGTCTGAGTGATGTAATTGGGTTGATCAACACTCATGTAGGAAAAGGTAACTTTTCTATCTTCAATGTATTGGTCATTCCAACGTTTGTCAGTCATGACCATATCACATTCAGGTGTCGAATTTTCTTCGAATGATTTCCTGATCTGAGTTGGAAGAGAATCATCACCTAAATTTCCAATGAAGAAATCTTCGGTAATGATTTTTTTCATAGATTCTCTTCCTGTTCAGAGAGAATTACACAATCACTTGTTGGATATGCAACACAGGTCAGAATGTATCCTTCTTCAATTTGATCATCATCCAGGAAGGATTGTTCCTCGTTGTCCACAGTTCCACTGACGATCTTACCAGCACATGCAGAACATGCACCAGCCTTACAGGAGTAAGGAAGGTCTTCACCTGCCTCTTCAGCCGCCTCAAGGATGTACTGATCATCAGCACACTCAAAGGTGGTCTCAACACCGTCAGGAGATTGGATTGTGATATTGTAGTTCATTGATTAATAAGTTTCGGATAGTTGTTCTACGGAATACGCCAACAGAACAAAGAAGGCGATAGATGATATTGTAAAGATTGATGCAGTCATTGTCAAGTTCCTAGTTCGAGATAAAACTTGGTTTCATCACCTGGAGTATTCTCGTAGATGGATGAGTCACCATAAGTTTTGTGGTCTTTGTATCCTACCATACGACCCTTAGTGTTCTGCAGTGCAGGCATAAAGGCGATGAGGAAGAAAATTGCAGGAGCTCCGATGATAAGAGCACCAGCAATAACATAATAAGTAAGAAGTTCAATCATCAGAATCCGAAGGCTCCAAAGAAAAATACACTACCAGAAGTTGCATAGGATACAACTGCTGCAACGAAACCCATCATGGCAAAACGACCGTTCATTTTTTCGGCACGTTCTGCATAGGTCTCGTAACCATAACGTTCAGCGTCGGTTTTTGAAACATACATTTGTGGCTCACTAGCAAACATGTTTTGCTGGCCATACTCATTTGTAGTTACAGTCACGGATCTCTCCTGTGTGAAGTATTGTTACATTATATATGATTTCTTTACATTTGTCAAACTAGTAAGTGTCAGATCCATAACTGACACACACCTCTGGGTTCTCCTTACACCACCTCCTTACGAACCCATCAGGGTCAATCTCTAAGGAGTGATGAGCATGGTTGTGGAGTAACCCCACCAAGAGGAAAAATCCTATGATCAACACATTGAAGTGTGTCACAGGACTAAACAAAATAGATTTAAAATATTCTCTCATAAAAAAAGAGGGTCACTTAGGACCCTCTAATTATACTACAGTGTCAAGAGATCAGAAGTTGTACTTCAGACCCAGCTTAGCACCATAACCACGATCGATATCAGCATCACCAGAACCGATGAAGGAGACTTCACCGTATGCACCCAGTGCATCAGTCAGAGCCAGACCCAGACCCGCCTTACCAGAAGGAACGGTGTCAGAATCACCACCGTCAGGAGAGACGACGGAAGCACCTGCTTGGACGTAATACGAACCGTCTTCACCCAGAGCACCCTCATAGCCGACGTGAAGGTCGGTGGTTGCGCCAGTGTAGTCAGCGCCAGTCCAGCCAGCGTTGGTTTCGACGTTTACGTATGGACCTGCAAGGGCAGCGCCTGCGGACATAGACAGAGCAGCAGTAGCTGCGAATACAGATTTGAACATTAGTTTTACCTCGTTTTTTCTCGTGGAGTTTGACCCACGGATGGAAAGGGAATCGACATACTCCCTGTTTGTGTTACCGATTGTTACTTTAATTACTGAAAGACAAAAGGTGAAGTATTTATAGTAACAAACACTTAGTGTTTTGTCAACCCTGTTGTTCGGGTTGTCCCTGGGATGGATCGGATATCCGTCCCAGGTATGGATTAAAGTCCATTAACTCAGTGATTTCCATCTGAGCTCCAGCCTGTGACCAGAAGTTAAACTGAGCTTGATAGTTGCTCTTGTGGAATACTTCCACATGGTCTTGATGGATACTGGAGCCTAGATCGGTCTTGTATAACAAAAGTGGAATGGCGTAAGTGTTACCAGAATTGTAGATGAGATCATCTGCAACAGGTCTTGGTCTCACGTCATTGTCAAGTTTGTACTGGTCACCACGACAGTGAAGACGGATCAGTTTCTCTGCGTGATGACGGGTGATAATGTAACATGCTGTGGAGAATTCATTGACAAAACGTTTATGAATCTTGATGTTGATATCACCAGTACAGATGATTGAGATTTGAGTTACGTCCCAATCATATGGGATTCTACCAAAGAAGTCCTTCCATGTAAAGTTCCAAAACCTGACCAGATCAAGTTCACAATCATCTTCCATCATGATTGCATATGGTTCACCACTATCATAGAACTCTTTGATAGCCTTGAGGTGAGAGGTCACACAACCAATCTCACCAGGTGAACACATGTCAGGGTACCTACCCTTCAGAATGTGTCCCAGATCGTCGTCTCGACCATCGTAAGCGGACACACGGGTATAGTTTGTGATCTCCCAGTACTTGAACTGGTTCTCCATGTACTCCCATCTCTCAGGTTGTCCATCGAGATTGATACAATAGATCTTTGGAAGACCTTGAAGTTTATATACGGCTTTGTTTCTATCCATTACAGTATTTCCCAATGGTCAGGGTACAAATCTTTTGTATTTAAGTGTGCATTATTTGGTCCAAACCATTTGGAAGGAGCAACAACTCTACCACAGTTTGCCAACCATGCACCCCACCATGAGAATGTAGAGTTGGCAATGATAAAGTCACTACACTGTGTCATCAGGTACAGATCATGATAGGAACTGTTACCATCAGACAGAAGGAATCTATCTGGTTTGAATAGTTCTTGAGCAGAAGCCCAGAATGGGTCATCAGTGAATAGAATTACTTCCCTGTCTGGGTCAAACTTACTCAAGGCTTCTTCGTACCATTCAAGAGAAAGGTTGTGGTGGTTACCACTGTTGATCAGAAAGTCTCCCCTACGAATGTGTAAAGCAATGGGACTTTGATCGAACACCTCTTCAACGATAGGTTCACACTCTCCTTGAATTTTAGAGTTGAACTTGAAGTCCTGACGGATTTCATCTTCAATGTGTTTGAAGTATTTCTCCGTCTGAAAGAAACCATACAGACTTACATTGTCTGGACAGTTTTCAAACAGGTCTTCGTTGAAGTGGAACCCTTGTTCCTGAACGACCGACCCACCTACTATACCTCGTCTTGAGGGGATTGTAAAGGGTTTATCCAGTTCAATCTTGAGGAAGTTACCGATTCCATCATGAAAAACTTCATCATGGTCAGGGATACACATTTCATATCCATGATGTGCTGCGATACCTTTGGTCGCAGCATACTGGAACATTTGATTTCCTAATTGTCCAGCCTTACCAAGATAATCA